TTAGTTTTAGCTGTCTTACTAGCTTTTTTTAATCCTCTGGCTATAGCACCTATTACTCCACCACCTTTAATAAAGTTTCCAATTCCTCTTGCAGCTTTTCTTCCTTGATTTCTGCTTGATGATCTATTTGCATCTTTTGCAGTTCCATAAGAACCATCTGATTTTCTTCCAGCTGGTCCAACTCCGCCACCACTTCCAGTTGATGCTCCTCCGCCAAATCCGCCCATGACTTATCCTAATAAAGTTTTTTTACTAATCTCATCTTCATCACTTTCGTTCAGACCAGAATTAGAAGTTAATATAGTTGAAGCTCTACCTTTACGTTTTCTAGCAGCTTCTTTTAAATCTCTAGCAGCATCCATTTTTCTTTGCTCATCATCGTAATTTGGAACATCCTCTTGTTTTGGAAGTTTTATTACTGGAATTGGTGGTGCTTTAGGCATAAACATTCTTGCTACAAATGACATAATTTTTTCCTTTATATAATTTGGTAACTGCTATCAGCTACTCGTTGTAAGTTTTTGTTAGTTGTTTTATTTTCATCAAGACCAGTTGCTAGACATCGTAAAGCATCCATCATATGACTGCTCCAGTCGTGAACTGGTTTTGGTTTAAAAATTCTTTCCTTGTCGTTAAATTTTCTATGGTAATGTCTAAGAGCTATTAATAGATCTGAACAATTATCACTATCAATTCTACATCTTGGTAACAACATTTTAACAGCGTGAATGCCATCCTCTAATGCAATTCTAGGAGCTAATCTAAATCTAACTCCAAGAGCTGATGCTACTTCTCTTCTTGTTTTACCATTACTAAACTCCGTTACATCCAAATCATGTGGACCATAATGAGTTTCGTAAATATAATCTTTATCTTGTAAATATTTTATATAGTGAGGTAACGCTTCGTTATCATCCTCGTATGTTTCAATGATATTAATCTGATGGTTTAGCAATTGAAAAAATATAATTGAGGTACTATCGTTATAGCCTATATCCCAAGCGGTACTTACTGGTAAACTTGGATCATAAGGAACAGAGCCTATTTGTCCTTTGTCATCTATTTCTTGAACAATCTCTCCAAAGATAGAGCCTTCTATATTTCCAATGAAGCTGCACTCGTATTCTTGATCAAACTTAGCTTTACCCATTACGGACAAAGCTGCCTCTAATTCATCTTCTGCAACAATCTTTGTTTGAGAAGCTTTAGCTTTATATAAAAACCATTTATCATCCGCTTGAGCTTTATTATAGTAGTCATAAAATATGTTATTCATTCCTTTAGGTGTACCTATTAGGAACATTTTTCCTCTCCGATCACTTAGAGCTGGAGTAATTACCTCGTCAATCAATCCTTGCGAAACTTGAGCTAGTTCGTCAATCGCAACCATATCTAAATAAATTCCACGAATGCTGTCAAAATTTTCACTCGACAATAATGTTATTCTTGAGCCATTAACTAAATCACATCTTAACTCACTTTCGTTCCATTTCGTGCCTGGAATATTTTTAGTATAAAATTTTAAGTAATCCCAAGCGATGCTTTTTGCCTGTTTATAAGTTGGTGCAATGTAAGCTAGTCTTGGAGCATGATTTTTATTTGTTAAGGCTGCACGAATTAGATGGTTAAGAACCATGACGGTTTTACCAAATCTTCTATGACAGCAAAGTACAGCGTATCTATGCTTATCTAATTCTTGGTGTATATACGCCTGGTGCTTTCGTGGCGTGTACGGAATTTGGATTTTCATTAATGGACTGTTGGTGGTTTTTCTCCAAAGTTAGAGTTCATATGTATTTTATGAAATACAAACTCACAAAACTCATAGACATCTTCTTCGGTTTCAAAGCCAGTAAAATTAATAATCAAATCATTGTCATATGCCTTAAAACTGATGGCGGTAACATTCTGATATTTGTCTTTAATATACTTGCTCATTTTCTGCCTTTAATATGGATAAACCTATTTCTTTTGCGATTTCTGGAACGATTGCGTTTCCAAGTGATTTAATTCTGTTTGCTCGATCTTTGTCCAATTCTGAGGATATGCCATTAGGAACTCCACAAAGTTTGGATTGAGTTTGCCACCAGCTTGAGGTGTCATCTTGTGAACTGCATCTTTTAACTTCACTCCAAAACGAACTCCTTTTTTGTTCAGTCTGCTGAAACTTCCGTTCCTTAATTCTACATTCTTCACTACTCCACCTTCCAGATCGCAAGCTCTCGGAGTTGGATACATTGCTTGATAACGAACTCTTGATGCCAAGTTTGACATCTTCTTTTGAAAATTCTTTTGATCCATTTTGTGTGTTGTTTGTGGAGGTGTTCTGTCCTCGTACATCGCTGGAGTTGGATAAAGAGTTGTTAGTTGTTCCTCCAGAGAACTGAACGGAACTGTCTTTCGACCTATACTCTTTCGAAATGCTATTCTCCGGTCCATTGCTGCTTTGCTTCTCTTTGGCATTTGCGTTGCTGTCGGAGTAACCAATAATCCAGATCCTTTTTCTTTGATGCCACGCACCGATGCCTGAAGCTGGAATAACAAGACATTGGACTTGGAAACTCTCGGCTTCCAAATCTTTTTGAATTTGTTGCAAGACCTTACCTTCTTGGATGTTAATAAGACCGTCAACATTTTCTCCAATAAACCATCTTGGTTTTGTCTCGGCAACAACTCTAATAGTTTCATCCCAGAGGTAGCGGTCATCATCTTTTCCTCGTTGCTTTCCAGCAACGGAGAACGGTTGACATGGAAATCCTCCAGTAACGATGTCTGCTTTAATTTCAGATCCTTTAATATGTCTGATGTCGTCATAAATTTTAATATCGTTCCAATGCTTACGCAAAACTTGTTGGCAAAACTGATCCTTCTCGCAGAAAGCTATAGTTTCGAAACCTTGTGTTTGTTCTAAACCGTAAGAGAAGCCTCCTATTCCAGCAAATAGATCTAGTAGTTTAAGCTTGTTCATGTCTGTTTGTTTTAATTATCGGTAATTTATGTAATAGACCTGGCGACTAGATTCTGGCATATGGCTCTTTAAAAAAAACGTTAAAAACTTGCTGGAAAACTAGAGCAATCGTTATCTAATCGGTCATACAAGCTAGAAAACAAAAGACTTAATTAAAAACAAGTAACATCGTAGGTAACATTCTATATTTCGAACCTCATATCGTGTGCGAAACTTTGTTTACTTCGTGTAAGCTACCCACCTCTCAAGCATCATCACTAACATTCTTAATCTCATTCTCGTAAGTCTTATCGTCAGATATATTCCAAGTGATCTCAACTTTCTGATCCACTTCAACTTGTTGCTTCTCTCCGTAGATACCAATCAACTTAGAAGCCATCCACCTATAATGATGTAGTTTCTCACGCAGCAATCCAACATCTTTGTTTGATGCTGTCTCTAACTCTTCAATCATTTTATCAAGATACGTTTGAGCTGCTACACGCCTAGCCTGGAGTATCTTCGCAGCAAACTCCTTATCACTTCTGATCCAGTCATAAACTTTGGATAAGCTTGGCGAACCTTTGGTTTGGCAAATGGAAGTTAATGGAGTTCCATTCATTAGCATCCGTTCTATGTCATCGCTTACTTGTGATGTAAGCTCTAATTTCTTCGTCATTGCGGTTTTTAAATTGTGGTAAATTCTTATAAGCTTTAATTTTACCTTCCATCGTAGTCTGGCCATTCGACCAGCCTCCGTGCATTCTGCATCTAATATTTCCATTCTTCATTAGAATACCAGAGGCTTTGCAAGGTAGTTTGTTTTGTTTATTTATAGTTTGACATTGCAGTCTATATTTATGTCTAGCTGCCATAATCGGTTTTGGAATTTATATATATTTATTTTTAAAATCTTAAATCCGTTCTGGTACGGTTTTAGTCCAGTACTAAAAGCTAATTATACAAAGAAATATAGATTTGCAAGACTAGGATAATAACTTTTTTTAATATGTTTGTAATTTTTATAAAAAGATTTGAAGATTAATCCAATAAATATAAAATTCTGTTAAGATTGCAATACTTTTTATTATTATTTTTAATTTTATTACACAACTTACTTAGGACATTTGTATATCTATTTTTTATCTGATGCCTTGTAAAACCATAATGTCTAGCAATTTCAGTCCATTTGAATCTATTAGCTTTCATCCAAATTATTTGTCTATCAAGTATAGGATCTTCTGATATGTCTTTTTCAATAGATGTTAAAGCCTCAATAGCAAACTCCCACCTGGTAATCTGTCTTGGTGTTGCTCTAAGCTTTAGTAATTTCTTCTCATAATAAGCCCAGTCGCCTTGCATATAGGTAGTCTCCAGCAAATTATACATACTAGCAGCTCTAGGAGGCTTAGGACCACTTAAAAACCTTTCAGTCCTTGCTGCCTCATCAATTAAATTAATGACATTGCTAAGAGCATATACGGAGCTTTTCAGTTGTAGTTCAGCTGTCATATTCTCCGTTTTGATAAGTATAAATGTTTTGCTTAACCTTGCTAAAACCTTTGTTTGAGAAATTCTTTTTAAATTTTATATTTTCTAAAAAATGCTTGTATCTTGGCATATCAAAGTAAGTAAAATTCTTATGTGTAATCAAAGGTTTATAATCAATATTCATCATAGATAGTCTTTGCAAAGCTTCCTTAATTTTAGGTAATGGAACTGTAAAATGATCAGCGCAATCAATCATTCTCACATAAGGAGTTAATCTTTTAAGATCATAGTTTTTACAAAGATAAGAATATAATTTGAAATCAAATGCAGATATTTCCAGGTCAAATATTGCTGGATCACTAATATAGAATTGACGCATAAGCTTTCCTCCTATTTGCTCTTGGATCTTCTTTTAATTTTTTGATAAATAATTCTTTGTTGGTACAATCTGGAAAATGCTCTACTTGCTTAAATTCTAAATATTGCAGCCAATCATCTGGATCAATTAATTTAGGCTCGGAGTTGTAACCACCTGGATAATCTGGAGCTATTTTCTTAACATGAAAGTTAATCATCATGTCGCCTACCATTTTATACCAAAGCACAAATGCTGGTATTCCAGCCATTTCAGCTAGTTTTTTGGTTACTTTATGAGGTTTTTTATAGCCTTGACCATTATTAAATACAGTCTCAACAAGAAAAAGCGGTTTTAAACAAGCATTACAAGCGGAAACTTGATCTATGTCGCTAAAATGTAGTGAATTATGCTGTTGTCTATGCCAATTTGAGTAACCGCTGAATTTAACGCCTTTAAAATAGACTTGTTTTACCATGTTTTTAGCCATTAATTTACACAGATAGATTGTCAAATATTATTTTCTCATATCAGAGAATTTTACTTGAATTAATTATATTAAAGTATAAATAAGTCCTATGAATTTATATATAAACCAACCGATTAAGTTATACGAAAATTATTCAGATATATTTTTAATTGCGAATAATTATTAATATTGAAGAAAGATAGTTAGATGAAGGTAAACGAAACTCAAAGATACAATAAAATAGAAAATTCAACATTAGACCTTTGGAAATCAATAAACATTAATCCACAAATAAAAATTGTTAGAAAAATAGCTGGAAGCTTTGCAAGAGATAATGTTTTTAAAATGAATTCAATTAACAAAAATAAATTATTAAAATATTTTGCTAAAGATAGTGCAAGATGGATGATTATGGTCCACGTTATTTATTTTAGCGCAAAAGGAGATAAATTTTATAAAAATAAAAAAATAGGAAATTTAGGAATAAGTTTAAGAAAACAAGAGCTGGTCATAAATGATTGTTTAAATGCTGGTTATTTTATTTACGCAGAACAAACTAACAAAAAATCAAATAATAAAAAAATAAAAAATATTAGACCATCAGAAGAATTAGTAGCAGCCTGGATAAAGTGGAATATTTATAATTTAAAAAGAACAATAAAAAACATAAAAAGATTTAACTTTAAATGAAAAAACAAGCATCAGTTTATTTTACTTATAAATGTGTCGGTATAAATCCGTTTGAAAATTATGAAGATTATTATAATGCGGATTTAGATACTTATGAAAAACAATTTACAGTTACTAGAATTGCACCAACGAAGAAAAAAATAATTCCAGAAGCTACTGTTGAAATTAAATATTTAGGTAAAGGTAGCAAAGAAATTAAAGGTGTTGAGAGTAAAGTTTATAAAGAAGCATCAAGATATTTAAAACATACAGAACGTAATGAATTAAATAAACAATGGAAAGCAGCTAATAAAAATAAGAATGATACAGCTTATATTTTAAATGATTTATTTTTAACTAAAAATCTAAATGTTAAAGATTTAGTTACTGATAGAGGTATATCAACTTTATATAAAATTTTAAAAGGTGATCTTGAGCTTACAAAAAAGAAAGCTATTGAGTATGCAGAAAAATTAAATATAGATCCAGCATCATTAATGTTTGATACGCCTCAAATGACTTGTTGGTCAAATGTTAATTTAAAAAATGGTAAAGTATTTGTTCCAGATTTTTTTGAAACCCATGAAGCACCAAGAGAATTATATTCAGAAGATTTAAAAGCTATTAAAGTTGTTGGTCCAGAAACTTCTCCTTTTAATAATTGGATAGCGTACTATGATCATAAAAATAAAATTGATACAGATGCTCATAATAAATTTTGTTATGTCAGAGAAAGAATATTAGGTGGTCAACATAAAAACGATTATTTAATAGACGAATACAGATATTATTTAGGTATCTATCAAATATATGGAACTAAAAAACGAATTATTAATATAGATCCAACAGCTGAAATAAAAATAATTAAAGATGATGTAAGGCCAGAAGCAGTTTCAATTATAAAAGCATTTAAACCAGAAAATATAACAGCGGAAGTTATACCAATGATAAAGGAAAAAAAACTTGCTTGATTTAAAAGATTACACTCCGCAACAATTAAAAAAGTTTTTAGCTCCTAACGATGTTCAAAAAGAATTTGGAATTGATAAAGATAAATTAAAATATTTAAGAGAATGCAGTAGAGATGAAGGCAAGTTAAGAGGTCCTCAATATCTACAAGACGGATTAATGATAATGTATCAAAGAAAATCAGTAATTATTTGGATAAATAAGTCAATGTTCCAGCCTAGTGAAACTAGCGAAACTAGAGAAATAATACAAAAGAACAAAACTAACATAAAATAGCAAAACTCTCCTAATCAAGAGAACCTCACATATCAAATATTAATACATCGGAATATCAATCATTCCATGATATTAAAAAATAAAATTACAGATCCTTTACAAGATTTACAACTAGATAGTTTTCAAAAGTTAAATGACCTTTTAAATATTAATCATCACTCTCCATCTGCCGAGCAGTTGCCATTAGGCTTTTATGTTTTTTCAAGATTGTTTTGTACGCAAGAAGAAAGACGATTGTTTGATGGCAATGCTAATATGGCTGCTGGTGTTGCTACAGGAGATGCAATTCAATTTCACTATGCAGACACAATATGGAAATTTAATCCTAATCAGAAAAAATTAGCACCACATAAAAATAAAAAAATTTCTAAAGAAGAAGCTATTGAAAAAGCAATTGAAAAATTTTCAAATTACGTTCCAGTAAATGATAAAGATAAAGATAAAAAAGAAAAATATTTAGAGACAATACCTCAAACAATAAGACAAGCTTTTATAGTTTTCGATCAACTAGGTGCAGATAAAGCAACAGATATAATTGCTGAAGATAGCATTAATCATACGGATAGCAGACTTGCTTTACCTATAGTTGGTAGAACCGATCTTCATTTTAAGGATTTTAAATCAGTAGAGCAATCTGCTGATGCAACATCGCCTTCTCATGTTTCTAGCGATGCAATGTTCCTTTCGGTCCTTGAATTGAAAACTACCTGGCAAACACCAGGTAAGATTAAAAAGGATGGTAGCCGAAGCTTCTCTCTGGCTAGGCTACCGTCTAATCCAAGCAAGAACCATCTCAAACAATTAGCATTTTATAATGAAGTAAAAAAACCATGCAATCCAAAGCTTGTTTATGTAACAGCAGACGGTTTTCAAGTTTTTACAAAAGAGAATTGCGCTGATCTTGAGCCTAAAAATTTACATAATTATTACGAAGCTCTTGTTAAAGGTTGTATGCGAATTGAAAGATTACTTGCAAGACACATAGATTTAGACGATCCAGAAATGATTTTAAAAGAAATAGTTAAAGATGTAGATCCAGATTTTGAGAGCTTTTATTGGAACATTGGACATGAATTTTTAAATAAAGCAAAAAAAATATGGAGTTCAGTTTGATTACTCCATCAATCATCACTTATTCACTAATTATTATAGGAGGTTATTATATATGTCAGATGATAAATTAATAAAAGCTATTAACGATTTTAAAAAAAATCTTAAAAGCACCACAATACCTATTCATGGCAAAGAATATGCAACAGTAGCACCAAGAGTAGCAATACTTCGAAGAAATCTAGGTAAAGATCTTGATATAAAAACTACATTAATACACCATGACGATAAAAGAGTTGTCGTTCAAGCAGATGCTTATATAGACGGTGTTCATGTATCATCAGGATTAGCAGAAGAATTTAGAGCAGCCTCAAGAATTAACAATACATCAGCTCTGGAAAATTGCGAAAGTTCTGCGGTAGGTCGTTGTGCTGCCTTTTTAGCAATTACTAATGATAATATTGCATCAGCTGAAGAAGTTGACCAGGCAATAAATGTTCAAAACAAAATTGTTGAAAGTGAGGAAAAACTCACATCAGCTTTAGCCGATCTTGGTAAAGTTTCACATATCGGCTCTTATAACTCTTGGATAACAAATAATAAAAACCTAATGCAAGACTTAAAAGATTTAAGTCCAAAGTATTATGGCAAATTTTTATTAGATTTTAACAAGATTAAAACTCAACTTGAAACTAAAGGAATAATTAAAAATGGCTGAAGAGCAAAAAGAACGTAAATCACTTGGAGTAATATTTCCAAATGAAAATAAAGAAAATCCTAAAAGCTATGATCTTAAAGGAACAATTACTTTACCAGACGGACAAAAGTTTAGAATTGGCGGATATAAAGCTGAAGCTTCTGGAACTGGTAAACTTCCAAAAGGTGCGCCTTATTATTGGATGCACCGAGTAGAACCACTTGAAGAAAATAATGCTGGTACTGCTTTTGATCCAGCAAGTTTGGAGAGCTAAACAATGGACACGGATAAATTTAAAAGCATAGCTTTGAACATGGACACTTACAAAAAACTTCGTGAGATGTCTGATAAGAAATTTGAGATGCCACAAAGTATGGCAAAGACAGCCTCATTTTTTATTGATCAAGCTTATGCAGATTTTATTAAAGATAAAAATGTTAAACGAAAAACTTAAACAAATCCGTCAAACAAAAGAGCTAGAGTATGGCTCATTCGAAAACAATATGACAAATATTGGTAGAATGTGGTCATCTCTACTCGGTTTGAAAAAAGATATACCTGGTCATCTGGTAGCCAGTATGTATGTAGCAGCTAAACTAATTAGGACCAGACAATCTTTTAAACAAGACAATTACGATGACGCAGCAAACTATCTGCACCAGGCGGAGTTAATGCAGAAAGAAAAAAAATGACAGTAATTCAATTTCCTAAAACACCAGCAAATCAAATGACTGATACTGCAAAGTTAGCTCTTGAAATGGAAAAAGAAAAACAAGCATCAGAAATTTTTTTAAATTGGAGATTAACTCAAGATGACTGGGATGCTTTTGAGGTTTCTGAAAGAGATTTAGAATTAGTTGCTATGTTTGGCGAAGTAATGAAACTTGAGAAAATTGTATCAGCAAGATTAAATTCAAAATTAGCAGAGTTTATTTGCAAACTTAAAACTCAATACGATCCATTAGATAAAACAAATGACTAGAAAAGACGGAGATATTAATTTTAAAACTTATGTTGGTTATCAAGCTTTTAGCTCAGATATGCCAATACATCGAATTAACCAATCTAATTGGTACTTAAAATTTGAAAATAACGTACCAGCTTTTTTTATTGGAGCTGACAATGTTTATCGTCAAATGCCACCTCTTGCTTTCTTTGCAACAGCTGATCGAACAACAGTTCACGATATGACTGGCTGGAAGAAACAATTAGAGGATTATTTTAACTTAACCATAGAGGAGATTTTATGCCAAACAGACATAGAACCAGCGAAGAACTTGAGTTCAACGCAACAGTCGGAAGAAACATTAGGTTTCTCAGAAAAAAAAAGAATCTAAATCAAACAAGACTTGCAAATGTAATAGGAACTTCATTCCAACAAATTCAAAAATATGAAAAAGGATCTAACGGAGTTTCAAGTATTAAGCTTAAATTATTAGCAAAAAAATTGAATGTTTCAATGGATGTACTTGCAGATCCAATGATGATTGCAACATACGAAGGATTAAATAATGAGCATAATCAAAGCTGATATTTGCGAAATAGAAGTGCAAGAGCAAACAGTAGAAGATGCTGGTTGTAAATATATGGTCTTGGTTAAAACTGGAGACATAAAAACTGGAGCTATAGATCTTGCAAAAATTATTACATCAGATCGAAAACCGATAATTAAAGAAACAATTGATGATGGAAATACAGTAAATGACAAAAATAATTAAGACAACTACTGGTCAAGCAGACTTTGTAATTAAAGAAGAATATCCAGACGAAAATACAGCAATTGAAGGAAAAGATCCTATTACACAAGATGCTGAAGTATCTGAATTAAAAATAGAAAACATTAAATATAAATTAAAGGAGGTATTAAAAAATGAGTAATGACCAAAGATTATTAAGGTTAGAAAAAAGACATAAAGGTCTGGCCAGAGTAACAGCTGCTATTAATGATCTATATATTTACGGAGTTTATGAAAGTAATTTTCCAGCATTAATGGATAAATTAAATGAAGCTAAAGATGCTTGTAAAGAATAGCTTAGAGATACTCATGTTGAAATTGTAGCAACAACTAAAGCTAACGAAATAGTTAAATTAACACCATCAACAATAGAAGTTATAGAGGAGTTTGAAGAATGACAAATGAAGGAATGTTTAAAGATATGGAAAAAATTGAATATCTTAAAAACCAAAATAAATTATTAAAATTAAAACTTAAAGAAGCTATTACTAAAATTAAAAGATTACAAAACTTAGAGACAATTCATGCAAAAAATAATGGAGATCTTAGAGTTCACATTGTAAAAATTGAAAAAGAAAATGTTACATATAAAAACGAAAATAAGAGATTAGTAGAAGAAAATAGTAATTTAAGTATTATTAGAGATAAATAAAAGCTCTAGGAGCTACGGAGACTGCGATTCAGCAGCCTCCATAACCTTTGATACCTAGTTAAGAAACGTATTTTTTAGGAAATATAACAACATTAGATTTTGGCAAAGATACAATCTTTTTAATATCTTGGTCCGTTTGTATCTCGCCAAAAGTAGATTTGTAAGAATAAATTTTGCCAGTCTTTAAAGCAAAATACTTAATAGCTTTGAAATCTTTAATTTTCATCAAGAGCCTCCATGTCTATTAAGTTAGGAAAAGCACCATCTAAAGCTTTTTGTTCAGCAACAGCTCTTTCTCCAGATGGATCTAAATCAGAATGATCTCCATAAAGACCTTTTGTTAATTTAATATCTTTATGTCTTATTTGACCTTTAATAAAATTATCAGTTAAAATTTCATTACCAGCTTGAGCATCAGTTAAAGATGTAGCTGCAAAGTGTCTAAATGTTTTACTTACACAACCTTTAAATTTATTAGCGACAGTTCGAGTATGTGATTTGCCGCCAGAATTATTTTTAACTACCTCAATCTTTGCAAAACCAAGATCTTGATAAGCCATTTTAAGCCAATCATTAATTGTTTTATCTGCCAAAGGTACTGTTTCATGTACGAATTTTAATGAAGCAAATACTAATGGCATTTTTCTTGGCGTGTAATATTTAGACTGAATAGATTTCCAGATAGATAACACTCTAAATAATGCGGAGTGCATTTTAATTGTATCAAAACTTCCATCAGCCTTAACTTGGTCTTTAATTACACCTTCAACAACTGCTTGATTAATAGTAATCTTACCAAAAATCCAATCAATCCGATCCCACCTTAAAGCTCTTAACTCTCCAAGTCTTAAACCAGTAAATGCAAGTGTTACAACAACAGCAAACTTTAACCAAACACTAGGATTTTGATCTGTTGGCATTAAATGTTTAAACAACTTTTTTACTTCTGGTCTGTTAATCATAACAGTTTTTTTAGGAAGCATATTAGCTGTAACTGGATCTTTAAGAACTGGTCTGTTTTTAACTTTATAACTTAACATAACACCAAGCTCAGTTGTATATTGCTGTTCAATACACCATTTTTTAAATGTATAAAAACTTTTAACAATAAGATTAGCTTGTTTATGAGTACAACCAGCTTTTTTTATATCTAAAAAGAATTGATCCATAACTGGAACTGTTATCTCATTAAGTAATAAGTCTTTTGGAAAGTATGGATTAATCCAATTTTTCCAAAAACTAAAGTAATGACTAACACTCTTCAATCTCATTCCAGATTGTGGATGTTCAGCCATTGCAATTTTATCTAAAGCAAAGTCTTTATATGTATTGACTATTGTTTTTTGAGATAAAGCAGCTTGAGCTTTAATGCTATTCTTTTGCAGCTCTACTTTCTTATGGTTTACTTCAGATACTTTTTTAGATTTAAAGACTTGCTTATACTTGCCAGTCAGTTTGTCTTTAACTTGTAAAACATGATAACCATGTCTTTCAGTTATTTTGGTGTGTACCATTATCATCTCCTATTTTTTTAGTTTGCGGAGATAGATATGCAAATGGTTTAAGTAAAAAACGACCATACATAAAAAGTGTTACCAGGTAACAGTCTGGAAACATTTTTATTGGATAGTTGTTTTGATGTTGTGATTTTCCTATGTTTAAACCAGCATAAGAACTGGTGCTAATATTAACTAATAGCGGTTGCATTATTTGCATAATCATCTCTTAATTGAGAAATTATGCGATTAGCAAACGGAAGTAAAGAGTAAAAAAGACAAGTAAATAAAAGGATTATTATTGTTTTGGAAACAACAAGGTAACATTTTTTATTTATATTTTAGAATTGATTTGTTTTTTGGTAGGTAATTGTGAAGTGATGTTACCAGATATAGGAGTGCGTTTAGATTGAATATAATCCTCTAAACAATCCTCATCTGGAGGAAAGCCTGGAGTTTGCCATCGGCAAAATCTTTTATGTTCTGTTGTAACGACAAATGAGGTGGTGTATTTACCGCAATAATCACACTTAACGTGTATTTCTACTTTTCGTTTTTTCATATATAAATGTTTTAAAAAAATGTGGAAGGATGCGTGAGCTGGTTGAAACGAACGGTTTGCTAAATCGTCATAGGAGGTAACTCCTATCGTGGGTTCGAATCCCACTCCTTCCGCCAAAATTAAATTTTAATCTAAACTTGAAATACTTATTATTTTTCCGTCTTTAACAACAGCATTAACTTTACTACATTTATAGTCAGCATTAGAATTTCTCATTGCAAATCTTTTTTTAGCAAGACAAGTTTTAAAGTCTGGCATCAATAAGTGTTCTTTCAACTCTGGAGGATTTCCAAAATATAACATAAGGCTAATAACTATTTCCATTTTTTCTTACTTTGTCTTTTAGTTTTTCAATATCATTTAAAGCTTTTGTTAACTGTTCTTCAAGATGATCTAATTTAATTTGAGTATGAATGTTTTTATCTAAAGCTTCTTGTTGCTTATCTGTCTGTTTAAAAAGTTCCTCAAGCAACATAAAAATTTCTAAATTTTTTGGTGTTTGTTCAGCTTTTTTTAAAAGGTCTGAACTCATAAGCTGATCTTGAGTTTCTAAAGTTGTTATTCTGTTTTGAAGATTGCTTATAGCATAAACTGCTGAAATAATTATTGAAACTATAACAATAAAATTTGCAATAGGTATATTTAATCTAGTTTTATCTGATACAGATATTTGATCTTTCATCTATTCCTACCTCTTAAATAATGTTTGGAAGGTTCATAGTTCCATCGTTTACCAGGATGACCTCTAAGAGCTGCATACTTCATTCTCATTCTTACTATGATTTTAAGAATACTTCTCATCTGCCTCCGCCTTTATATCTAGTTTGTTTGCGTTGTCTTTTTTCGGATTTGTTTTGTGATTTTTTGTGTTTACCTAATTTTGGAGGTTTATCTCTTGGTACAAAGTGTACGAATTTTTGTTTGGCCATTACTTTTTCTTTTTTAAGAACTTAGTAATTCCAGAACTTCCAAAAGATCCACCAACAATAGTTAAAATAATTATCCAAAAATAATCTGAAGCTAATTCCAAGATTTCCCAGCCTCGAAGCATATAGTCTTGTAATGGTCCTACAAAGTGAGCAATAAAAATTAGGCTAAATACTACACATAACCATTCATCACGCCATGTTTGATCAGATGATTTAATAGATTGTAGATCTATGTTTTGAGCATTCTGTATTTCTTTTTCTCTTATGATTGCATCTTTCTTTAATTTATGAGTTACAGCACCAATAGTTTTTTCAGCTACTAATTTTGTAAGAGGATTTTTAAGCAAAGGTAAAACAAAATTTAGCATTAGTATAACCAACAATTAGGCCGATGAGGTACTTCATCGGATGTTAAAATATCTATATGAATAAAAGTCTTTGCAATACCAAGACCACTTACTTTGTTAGTAAAGTAATCAATTAATTTTTTACGGTGTTGAGAATTAGATACATGAAGATCAACCGCAGAGCCAGTTGTATGAGGTCCATTTTCACCAGTCGAACTAACACTAGCATTGTGCGAAGGACATCTGTAAGCGGAAGTTATTGTTAATGGTCCTAATACATTACGAGCTTCTTGCAGTAAATCAACAATATCTGAATTAATATCTAATGTTTGACAACAGCTGCATTCAAATTCTGTAGGTTTAAAGTTTACCCAGTTTTCCTTCCAATTTGTATGTTCTCTTATGTAAGTTGACATATATATTTTTAACTCCTAATTTTTTTTGTATTTTTGATTGAGGTCTTTTTTTGTGTCTGCTTGTCCTATCGGATTTCGCATCGTAAAAGGTAACTTTGCCAGTTTCCTTATTAACAGTAATAATATCTATTGGACCTTGACCTTGTAAGTTTTCGAAAACTAAATGGTCATCATCCAACAGCTTCAGTATTGCCTCTAAATGAGCAGCAATACCTTTGTTGTAATATTTCACTTATAATTAATAAATCCTATGACAGCAGCAAATACAGATCCTAAAAACACTAAAACCGATACAATGCCTTTTCCTTTAGAAACACTATCTGAAAGTGTATCTACTTTTTTTTCTAATCGTTGAATTGATAATAGTAAATTATTCATTCGTTCAGCGCATAACTTTTCATGCGAAGATAATCTTATACCTACACTTTGTTGAGCAAGAGATGTAATTGATTTTTTTTTTGACATAACTACTTTGCGTTTGTTGGTACTCCATTAGAATTTGTAAATGGTGATTCTGCGAATGCCATGTAGATATATGAAACAGCTTGATTAAATTCTCCAGCATTATCTCTTAATTTAAATCCATTAGATAAAAAATCTGCACTTGTAGATGAATCTTCTGCATCACCTAAATTTGGAAAAAGTCTATCATCAACAACATTAGCACCAGAAGATGATCTTTTATTATCAAGAATACACCAATTTCTTGCAGTGCTACTTGATGTTTTTTTTGTCATAACAAATGCTGGTTTAAATCCTGTATAAACAAATGTTCCATCAGAATTTCCATTTCCTGTGTAGCTTCCAAATTTTGAGTAGCCTTGTTTTTCTGCAAAACAATATGTAATACAAGAACTGCCATTAGGATTAGTTGCTCCACCAGCACCTCTAACTGTAAAAGTTGTAGAACTTACTCCGCTAATATTATCATTATCTGATGCGTTAGCAGCAGTTGTATTTAAAAGAAGTGTTTTTGTTTCTCCAGATGTTGCATGAATTTTGTTATGCCAAACTCTCCAACTAGCAATAGAATCAACTCTCCTTTTTTGAATTATCATACTTGGTGTTGTTCCTAAACCATGTGCAACTCCAGCACTTGAAGCATTATTACCATTGTAGCCTATAATACTAAATCCAGCATCAGTATTTACACTTCCAGAACTATCTATATCACCAACTCCTGTTGCACTTGCGTCATTACTAAATGATGTTCCAGCTTTCCAGTTCCATGCTACAAGGTTTGCACTATTACCATTTTCATCACTTCCTGTTCCTAAAGTAAAACCATCACTATCAAAACTTTTTAATCCTGTTGATGCTGTTCCTTCTGCATTAGTTAATGAAGAATATATTACTTTAGTAGCACCTCTAACTGAATCGTATATTCTATGATGATTTCCGTTTGTTCTATCTTTAATCCAAACCCAATCTGGTTGCATATTTTCATCACCATCTAAAGTAATAGCAGTATTATCTGTTGCATTTCCAGTATAGAGCTTTGTCTGGAAGAAAAGTTCTGGGTTATCTATAGTCGTATATGCCATTAAAGGTCTCCTTTAATTTTTTTATATGAACGAAGTGAATATGAAACCATTATCCAAACTCCGCTAGGTTTTTTGTGTTAAGTGCATAGCCACCATTTGTACTATGTTCAAAGTTTCCATATCCAGCTGGATCACTATTTCCAGAAGAAATAGAGTAAGGTGGAGATCCAAAATTCATAGAATTTGTATGACCAACTTCTGCTAAAAATGGAAGCCATGTACCAGTTAAACTAGAAAATGCAGTTCCTTGAGTTGATCCATTTTTATAAAATGTAATAGTTCCGTTTCCAGCTAATATTCCTATAATATCATTGTTTGTAAAAGATGCTCCATAAGAACTAGCACTTGTTCCACTATATTTATTTCCATCTGAATAATATCCATAAGAACCAGCTCTACTTGTATCGTTCCATCTTAAGGTTGTTGGTGCAATTCCTATAACAACACCACCTCCAATACTATCTATTTTTGTTTCCCAATAAAATTGATTTGAAACATCCATATCAATTCCAATAGTTCCAAAAGCTAAATTTCCAGCTTGTGATGAAGTTGTCCATTTTAAATTACCTTCAGATAATGTTCCATTACCAAAATTCAAAGGATTTAAAGTACAAAAATTATTAGTACAAGTATCAGTAGATTGATCTACACTTGTTAAATTATTTACAGTAAAGTTATTAGAGTTACCAGATACATCTGCACCTAAAGCACCACTATTTTCAAAGTCTAAATAAAATCCATTTGTTCCAAACGATAATCCAGATACATTTTTAGGTTTCCATATTGTCGGACTATCTTCGTCAAACTCTCCAAATGATGTTGCATCTGCAACTGTACCATCTAATAATACAAATTCAGCAAGGTAGCCATCAAAATAAGAACCACTACCATCATAACTGCTAATTTCATGTTGAGTTGTAGTATTTATCTGACTTGTAGAACCAGAGCTAGGATATGTTTCTGTTCCAAAATTTGTTTCTCTTACACCATTAATATAAATAATAACTCTATCTCCAGATGTGCCATTATCACTATCGTACACAATAACAATATGATACCAAGCTGAGGTATCTCTAAATACTCTAGTTGTAATTAATCTATTTGTGTTTCCAGCTTCCAAATCAACAAGTAACTGTTCTGATGAATTAAATAGTATTTGTGATCTTGAACCAGAACCTGGATAAGCATGAAATATATTTTGATCTGCTCCTGTTATAGTTCCTCTCTTTAACCAAAAACTAACAGTAAATTTTTTTGTGTTTCCAGTACTTCCTGGAGTTCTACTTAAATAATCACTACTACCATCATTAAATCTTAATGAGTTATCTACATCATAGCCTGTATCTTTTATGGAATTAGTTCCAAGTATAAGTGGCATTAGACAACCTCTTTAGGAAATTCAGCTAATGGTCTTGATTGAACACCATCATCATTTGTAGTGTATGTGTATAAAGTTTCTAATTGTTCAACAGTAGTACAAGCATCTATTTGAGTTTCCATTTCATTTGATTTACTTCTAACATTTGCTCGATATGTTTTAATATTATTTGGTATTGTATATGTTTCATCATCAAATGCTTTGTGATTATGCCAATCTGTTTTTTCTAATAATCCACTAGCTTGTGCTTTTACAATTCTTTTCTTTTCAGTTTTTAAACCATAGTTAATTAATTGTACTCCATCTTGATCTAATACAGGATCACCATTTTCATCAACAGCATTTTCATCTTCTAATCTTTTTGATGTAGCAGTTCCCCATGATCTTGTAACTTGATTGTCTGCAAAGTTATATTGTTCATTTGTGTTAATATAATATTCTTGATCTTTAAAATTAGATGAATTAGTTATTACTTCATAAATTCCTATAGCATTTAATTCTGATGTTGACCAAAGCTGAAATATTTTAGCTGGGTATCTTACATCTCCTATAACTATAGATTTAGGATTGTTAATAAATTTTGTTATATTGTTATCTTCTACTATTGCATACATATTTTAACTCTCACTTATGTTTAAAGTTCTACCAACCTCTTGATATACAGAACCATTAAATTTAAAGACCAAGATGTCAGTTTTTCCATTTGTTGAAGTAAATGTTGGTGCAGTATCAGCAGCAAAATTAAAAATTGTATTAAAAGCTATTGTGTGTGAACCATCATAATTAATCTCAATACAAATAAAAGCACCTTCAATATTATTAGTAGGTGCAGAGAAAGTCGTATTTTCTGTTGTTAAATGATATGCGTTTGGTTTAGCACTTGCATCCCAAGCTACAGCATTTGATGATGAGGTTAATGCTTGTTGAGTTACATTAGCAGCATTAAAAGTTAAAACTCCAGAACTACTACCATCAATCCAAGTTGTAGTTGTTGAACCATCATAACCAGCAATTTTTAATTGTCTGTCGCCTGTGTTACTAGAAACATCAGCATTTGCTCCAATTATTACATTTCCTTTTCCAGATGTTAAAGCATCACCAGATTGCCATCCTAAAGCCAAATTATAATCACCACTATCTACCGCAGCTAATGTTCCTACACCTAAACCACTATTATAATCTCCAGATGACGTATTTGTAGTCATGGCAGAATCTCCAACTATTGTATTTTCTGATGCAGTTGTTAGAGCTTGACCAGTAGCTTGACCTATTAATGTGTTTCTTGAACCAGTATTTATAGCACTACCAGCATTTCTTCCTAATCCTGTATTTTTATCTCCAGAAGTTAAGGCATCTAAAGCACCTAATCCAACTCCAGTATTTCTTATAGCGGTACTTAGAGTTCCATGAGTTGCATGACCAATTAACAAACTATCTGCAAAATTAGTTCCTCCAACTTTTCCTGGTATCACTACTGTTGCTCCATCTAATAAATTTAATTCTGTTGCGGTAGAAGTTACTGCTACATCTTCATTTATTTTTGGAGAAGTTAAAGTTTTGTTTGTTAAAGTTTGTGTGCCAGTTAATGTTACAACACCAGTAGAACTTAATGCAGCGTCTTGCCAAGCTGAACCAGAATAAACACGAAGTAAATCATTTGTAGTATTAAAATATAACATTCCAGCAGCTAAAGCATCACCATCATTATCAGTTGATGGATCAGACGATTTAGAACCTAAATAAATATCATCGAAAGCATCAGCGGAGTTAGCAGCGGATGTGGCTGAACTTGCGGCAGCTGTTGCCGATGAAGCGGCGGCAGTCGCAGAACTTGAAGCATTAGATGCTTGAGTAGAAGATGTTGAAGCTGAAGATGCAGAAGCAGTTGCAGAACTAGCAGCGGCTGTAGCTGATGAAGCAGCATTAGTAGCTGATGTTGTTGCACTTGCGGCGTCAACTAATAAGGACCACTTGGCACTATCGGTGTTAGTAGTTAATGGTTGAGATCCACTTGATGTGTGCGCTGTTAAAGCTATAAAAATATTATTGGTAGAGGTATCTTTAACTATATCTCTTGGAACATAAGAGGTAGAAGCTGCCCAGTTTCCTTTAACACTACCTAATTCTTGAGTTACAGATAATTCTCCAGAACTATCAAAGGCTAAAATTTTATTTGCTCTATTTGCAGCTGTTACAATAAACTCAGTAGAGGTCATTGTGTTTGCTCTTGAAATTTTTATAGATCTATCAATCTCTTCTTGTAATTCTTGAATTATAGATAAGTTTTTATCAAAAGCATTTTCTAAAGAATTAGCTGGTAAGTTGTCATTTTCAATTAAATCTAAAGCTTGAGTTTTAGTTGTTGATCTTCGTAGTATTACAGTTTCGGTACTAGCTGGAGCTGTTACAAAAACTACAGATCCACCAGCAGCCTCTCCTACTCCAGTTACAGAATAATTAGTAGATCCAGTTCCAATAGATCTAACACTTTCTACACCAGTAGCATTAGTTTTAACAATTACTTCAATAAAATCTTGATCTGCTATTTTAAAAGCATAAGTAAAAGAAGTTGTAGATCCATCTCCGCTGTAGCTGTTTTTAATAATTGTAGTTGATATAGTCATAGTTATTGTATTCCTAGATTTGTTTTAGTTTCTTCTGTTAATGGATTTCCTTGATTGTATGTTTTAAATTTATTTATCATTAAATCTTCTCCTCTAGCTTTTATGCTATCTGCATAATCACTTTTTGGAAAAATAGTTTTTGATCCGTTTGGTAAAGTATATGGAGTTTCGCCATCGGATTTAAGCATTGCCATTGATATAGATCCAGCTTTACTTAAATAATTTTGAATAACTCCTTGTTGTATTAATCTATCTTGATTTAAAAATTGTTCATTATCTACTAAATCATTTTCAATCATTTGTGTAAAAATTTGACCAGCGTTATATTGATAAAAAGATAATTCTTTATCAGTCATATTAAAACTAACATTCATTCCAGGTAATGTTCCTGGAGAATAACTAATAGTTTGTTTTGGTTTTTTTAATTTCATTGGCATAAAACTTTTAACCAATTTTTCTGCTGGTCCATGTTCAAATTTTGACCACATACCAAAAGGATCAATTTCTTTACCAAAAATATTATATTCAGTTGGTAAATCTTTATTAGCAAATTGACCAGTTAAAAAAGTATTCCATTCATTAGCAAGTTTTCTATTATCATCAGATAATTTCAAAGCACCAAAACTATCTGGAAGATCTCTAGTTAATTTTCCACCTTGTTTTATAAATGATGGAACAAAAGCTTTACCTAAATTTTGCGACCATTGTTTAGCAAATCTACCTGGCTTCATATCTCCAGCTAACATTTTAGAAAAATTCTGTAGATCATAAACAGCATCTCCAGCTCCTTTTAAAGCTGTTTGATTAACAAGGTTTTCACCAAAGCTTAAAGCAAAAGCCATAGTTGATGCCAACATTTGTGATTGACTTGTATTAATTTCATTACTTGGATCATCGTTAAATACATCTTCCATCATTCCAGATTTATGAAGCATTAACTCTGTATATGTTGCAAGATTACCAGCTTGAGCTATCATTGTACTTACTGGATCTAATCCAGTTGTATTTATAGCAAAAAACTTGCCTTCATCATATTGAACACGCAATTGATTTGGTTGAAAGTTAAATCCTTTTTGTGCAGTATATTTTCCACCAGTAAATTTTCCTGGTATATCTATATCTGATCCACCTATTTCAAATAATTCTTTAGAGTTTCCGTAATATCCAGCACTTGCAGTAGCCAGATAAAACATTGTGCCAAGTTGTAATTTCATTCTAGCGATTTGAGCTTTAGCTCCACCAGCAGCAATGTCATTTTTATATGCTGTTAAATAATGTAATCCTGGAGTTCTTTCAGAAACAAAACCAGCAATATTTATCGGTGTTTGAGTAAATGGAATATAATAATTAGATAACCAACTAAAATAACCACCTTGTCCTTTTAAACCTTGAACTCTTTGACCTACCCAGCCTAAAGCATCAGCTCTATTTCTCATTTTAGTTTGAAAAACAGATTTTAAAGTTGTTTCTTTGGCTGCCTCAACAGTAGCTTTAGTAGGATTTAAAACTCTATCTGCAATAAACATTCCAGCACTTTCTTGTTTTAAAGTTCCTTTTTCAATATTTTCCATAGCTTCTCTAAAAGCCATAGCGTAAAGTTCAGATCTGTATTCTCTGTTTTTAAAAAAACCATCAGCTGCTACCAACATCTTTGTCGGTATTCGATCTAATGTTAAAACTCTGCCTAACATATTAAAAGCATCAGCACCTTTGCCTTCTGCCATATTAAATTTGTCAGCTGTAAATTGACCAGTTCTCATTTCAACTTTAGATCCACCAATATTTGCTGGAACTAGCTCATCCATTTTACTAATAATATCTGTTATCTTTTTACCTTTTGTTGCAACAGATAAAGCTTGTAAAAATTCTTGAGCAGCCATTGATTGGCCATAAGCTTTTGCAATATCTTCGTAAGGTGCAACACCTCCTTTTTCAACACTTTGACCAAGCATTTTTTGTAATCTTGGAGATTTTGCTATATTTGCAACTGCTTTATGTTCCATTCTCATTATTGCTTGAGAAACCCAGTTACCACCAGTATTTCTAATGTGTGTCATTGGATTAGACAAAATAGCATTAATAAAAATTTCAGCTATTGCATTAGAAGATTGTTTTAAATTATATAAAGCACCAGCACCTTGAGTAAATTCCATTTGTGCTTTTTTAGTACCAAGTTTTAAATATGCAGTAGCGATACCAGTAATCTCATCTGCACCACCTAACTCTATTAATAATTCATTTTTGTTTAAATCATCTAAAGCAACATTTGAATAATTTTTAGTTCTAGTTGGTATTCTAAATTGTTGTAATGCTCTTGCAGTTTCTGTTTGAACACCTTTAAGAACTTTTTGAAATTCAGACATTAAAGCGAAATGTTGTCTAAAGGCTACCTTTTGCAAATCAGTTGCTTTACCAGAACTAATTAATTTAGCCATACCATCTAGTTTAACCATACCAGCAGCCATTAATTCTCTAGCTGCAAATAAATATTCTGCATTTAATGTTTGGCCAGGTCTTAAACTTAAAATAGTTTTAGTTAATTGAGCATTATCTTTTTGTAAGATTGATGCTAATCTTTTAGTTGCACCTTGAGTTTGAACACCTCTTTTTTGTGCAGTAATTTCTGATGAATATTTTTTAGAAATAATGTCTATAAATTTTGCTATATCTTCTTTAGATTTAATTTTATCAATATTAAAATCATCTAATATTTTTGGTGTAATTTTTGTAGCGTTATAAGCAAATAAAGCATCATCGCTTACTTCTTCAGCTACATCTGGAATTTTCTTTTTTAATCCAGCTTTTGATATTTTAAGTACAGTATCTTTATTATCAATACCATCATCTGTAACATAAACTTTTTTCTCTGGTCCAATTCTTACTTTATATTTTTTTTGTCCTACTCCTTCTAATAAATCTTCTGCTTTCGTTGGTGTTTTTCCAGATTTTATAATCTTTCCAGCTTGTTCAACAGCAGCTACTACAAAGTCTTTCGTTATTTTTGGATTTGCCATATTTTATTTTTAAAAAAGTTAAGAATATTCTAAGATACTCTTTATTTATTATTATTCTGTTAGATTTGAAATAGTATTGTTTCCTATACTATCAGCGACAGCTCCAGTAGATGCAGCACCTCCAACAGTAACTGTAGATTGTGGTTTCATTAATGCTGGAATATTATTCTTAGCATATTTTAAAGCTTTAATTATAGGACTTGTTGCAAAACCTAATCCAGTACCTTCTAACATTCTAAAAGTTTTATTATAAATTTCTTCTTCTGAACTATCTGGTAATACACCAACCATATTTTTAAAACCTTGTACTTGTTCAGAGTTTAAAAAAATACTAGCATCATCATCAAAAGCTATTGCGCTACCCATACCGTAAGCTACTGGCAAAGCCATATAGTTTGGTATTCCAAGTTTTTGAAATTTTTTATAGATTGGCAATGAGTATGGTGCATCTTGAGTGATCATTGAAACAAATTCAGCAGCTTTACTGCTTGTTGGTGATCTTTCTCCAATTTTAGCAACTTGTTCTTTTTCGGAGTTTAAGTAATTAGAAAAATCTTGAATATTTTTATTTAATAATGTTTTAAAATTTTTACCATCACCATTGTTAAATGCAGCGTTCATAGCTGGATCAACATTAGTCATAGCATTAAATACAACACCTACTACATTAGCAGCAACATCCGTTCCATTTAAGAAAGCAGTCATTAAAGCTTTACCAGTTTCTTCTGGCATATCGGCTACAAAGTTTAATAAACCTTTAGTATAATTATAACCATCAATTTCTTTTTCTTTATCGTCTTTATAATTAAGATCTACTTTACCAGCATGATCGTCTTTTTCATGACCAGTTAATTCATTAGTATCTATATTATTTTTATTTAAGACTTTAAATGCTGTACTGTCTTTAACACTTTTTTTATTAACAGCATCCAGGTAAGTTTGAAAAATATTATCTTGTTCCATAATTAATTATTTGGTTTATTTGGATCAATTGGTGTAAATCCACTTCCAGTATTTTCTGATGAAAATGCGTCTTGTGCTGTTCCAAATTTTTCTTGTCTCATTAAAAAAGTATCTTCCATTGTATCAATGCTATCTATATCTCTTGCAAATTGTTCTATAGATATAGTTCCTTCCGCACTTTTATAATTGTTAGCAATCTCTGTTCTTCTATCTTCAAAATATTTTGCTGGATTTTTAAAATCTTCTTCAGACGGATTTGGAAGAGAAATAGTTTGTATTGGAGAAACCTCGTAAATATTTGGTAATTGTGATTTATCCAAATAAGCAGTAGCTGTTTGAGTGTAGGCATCTTTTGGATCTACACCTTTTAAAACCAATTGATCAAACATATCAATAGCATTTATGTATTTATATTCATCATCGGTATCTACTTTTTTGGAAGACCAAAAAGCATTTCCTATAACAGATTTTCCTAAACTAGCTTCTAATTTCTTTTTTAAATTAGTGTAGTTTGTCCAGCCTGGCTGATCTTGATCGTATTTTTCAAATATGTTTATAAATTTTTCAGCGTCTTTAACATTTAATCTTGAAAGAACTTCTGGATTTAAAATTATAGTTTCTCTTAATGTATCTATTTCATCAACAGCTGATGCTGAAGCTATAGCACCATTTACAAAATCTAATATATTATAATCCGAAACCTCAACTTCTCCATTATACATTTTGTATAAAGAGTTTCGTTGTGCAGAGTTAATTTGACCTAATTTATATATATCATTAATATTATCTAAAGATGGTGGATCGTCATCATCTTTAAATTTTCTAACCATATAAATATAGTTGGAAATTTTTTGCTTTGTATCTGCTCTTTCAACTCTTTCAGCTTCTAAATTTTCTAAATTCATTTTTGAAATTAAAGCATTTTCAGCATTCTTAATGGCAATGTCAGCTTCAACTGGTGTTAAACCTTCTTCTTTTTCAAACTGTTCTTTTCCAATTTGCAATATACTTATTGGATCATTTTCCGTTCTAAAAGCTAATTGAAATTTTTTAGTTCTTAATTCACTTTCACTTTTTAATTTGGCTAAAGCTTTAGCACTATATCTTTTAGTAAATTCTGGATTTGAAAATAAAATACTTTTTTTATCTTTTGCTTGTTTTCTTTTAATTGGATCGTTAGATGCTTCTTCCATATCCAAATTCATTATATCTTGACTATCACCTTCAATAGTTTCGTTTAAATGATTTGAAATAATTTTAGTATATAAATTTTTAAATTCGTTAGATCCTTCTTGATATAAATAATTAGTAATTAAAGTCTGAACTTCTGGATTATATTGTTTTAATAATTCTCTATATTCTTTTGGATCTATTTCTTTTAAAAAATTATCAGCATCTTCAATGTTCGTACTACTATCGTAAGCAGTTTTTTTAGAAATAATATCTCTATCAAGCTTTAATTTAACTTTTCTAAAAGTGTTTTTATCTTCTTGTTTTTTTGTTTTTTCTTTAGTGTCCTCAACAAGTTTACCAGCGAAAGATAAAGAATTTCCTATTTGTAAAGCTAGACTTTGATCTAATCTAGCAGCTTCAATATTAGGAGTTGTTGGTGCTTGTATTCTTGATGTAGATCTATTAATTTTAATTATTGCCATATTTAACTCGTTAAAATACTTTCACCACCAGAGCTTT